AGAACTACGATGGCACAAACAATGCAATTTCAGCCAAATTCTCAAAACACAACTCCTCAAACCTCAACGGTTTATGACCCGCAAAATGGCGAAACGCCTGTATCAACTGACTTTCAAAATGCACAGTGGGGTCAAGGACAATGGCAAGGCACTGGCGGAGGTGACGTTGCCCAGGAATATTATGCTGGAAAAGAGTTTTACAAACTGTTCGGCCGAAACCCAACGGCCAGCGAATTAGCTCAGTTTTCGGGAGCTTATGCAGGTGATCCGAATATCGCTAATACGGCCCAGGGGAACCAGGCGGTCGCTCAATACTACCAAGGTCAATCCAATACCCCAGCCAACATTTATGCCAACCAACAGAAACAATGGGCGCAAGGTGCAAGCCAGCATTACGATTCGATAAGTCAGATCATTAATTCAATGCTCGGACGGCAAGCAACCCAGGACGAACTTCAACATTACGGGACATTAATTTCCAGCGGTCAGGCTGATCCGTACCAAATCCAACAGTTTATCCAGTCAACGCCGGAGTACCAGAACGCCCAGGATACGCAGTTCAGAAGCGGTTTAGATCAAGACCTTCAAAAGTCAGATACGGACTTCTTTAACACCCAGAAAGGCAACATCGCTCAACAGTACGCCCAGATGGGAAGGGCAACCAGTCCGGCCTTAGACGTTGCTTTGACGCAGTTAGCTAGCCAACTCAATAGCCAGCGTGGTCAGTATATGGCGCAGTTATCGGCGGGTCAGTACGGCGGGAACAAACAGGCGGCGTTGCAGGGCTATCAGAATACGCAAGGGCAAGTTCAAAATCAGATTAATCAAAACACTCAGGGGATTTATGGGGCGCGGCAGAGCATGAATGATCGCCTGAACAACATTACGGACTACAACACGCAGAAGAATGACTATATGTCTTCTCTCAATAACCAGAACAAGCCAGGATGGATGGATTACTTGAATATGGGACTAAAAACAGGTAATTCTGCCGGGCAAATGTATACAGCCTTTAAGTAGAAAGGATAAATCATGGTACTTGAATTTAGACCGCCGTACGAACCAGACAGAAATCGGGATCGCCAAAGTCTGCAAAATTTAACTCAGACGATTGGCGGGATTGGTGATGACTGGCAGAAGTACGGCCAACAGCAACAGCAAAACAAAGTTAGACAAGCCATGCTCGATTTGCAAAAGCAGAAAGAAACTAGGGATCAGGGCATGTACAACTATGAATATGGCGATCCAATGGCCAGTGGCGGATATGGTGGTGGAACACCGGACGCTGCTGCGCCGTCTCCGTCAGCCTGGGGCTCTCAGGGAACTATGGGTCCACAACCCCAAACTCCACCAGAACAACCCAACTTCTCCATGCAAACGGGCCAGGATGCCTATGCTTCACAAGGACCCGCTTCGCAACCTCAACCCATAGACCACACCTCGCACTTCAACACATGGAAATCAATGGGAATGCCTTCCATGTACGATCACGCTGATTATGGCGGAACAGGCAAAGGATCTGACCCATTAAGTCGCTATTCCCAGGTTATGAATATGCCGGGGGCCAAACGCCGCGGCGAAGCACTGAATATGTTTAAGGAAAGTGATGCACACGATCTCCAACAAGCGCAAATGGACGAATTGCGTGCAAAGGCTGAGATGATGCGAAGCGGTGGTCCATCAGGGAATAAGGGGACATGGCATCAAGATCCATTTACAGGGGAATACAAATTTTACCCAACTGTAATGCCAAGAAATACACCTGCTGGCACTCCGACGAATAATTCCGGGGGAGGCACAACTTCTAGCCCACCACCTGCACATATTCCATTCAGAGACAGATCGAAAATGGAATCCGAATCTAGGGAAATGGATGCCATTGTCGGTGGAGCGATCCAAGACATCACACAGGCTATTTCACTGAATAAGAATTCGTATGGTGGTAAATTTGGCGGGATGATAATGAAGGGCAAATCCGCTCTTAACATGGGTCAAAATGACGAGCAATTCAAGAATACGGCCACTGTGGTTAATTCGCTTAAATCGCAAGTGTCAAAAGTTCTTAAATCGACATTTGGTGGTCAACTTTCAGATTCTGAAAGACAATACTTGAATGAAGTTTATGGTGCAGCAGAGGGGATGAGTCAGACTGAGCGTGAAATTGCGATGAATAACGTAATTAAGATGCTCCAACAAAAAGCGCAAGCTGCACAGTCTAAGGCTGGAATGGGCAATCAGCCAAGTTCCAGCAATGCACAAACTGTTAACAATCAACCTCCTCAAATGAGAGTTATTAATGGGAAACGATATGAGAAACATGGAGACCAATGGTATGAAGCCAGTAACTGATCCGAGTCTTCTTTCTCAACTTGAGTCCTCAAATCAACCAGCGGGATTAAAACCTGTAACGGATCCCGGATTGCTTAACCATCTTGAAAGTAGCGATAGCGGTGACTATTGGGGTGACGTGGGGCGGAACGCCATGGAAGGTGTTAAGCAATCCCCGTCCATGTTAAAGCAACAAATTGGTACTGCTATGAAGATTGGGCGCGCCACGTTGCCAGATGCGTTGCCCCAAACGGGTGTCCAGATGATGCAAGGTAAGCCGTTTATGCAAACACCCATAGGACAAGGGGCAGAAGGGGCATGGGATGTAGCGAAAGGTGCTGGCGATGCTGCCTGGCAAGGCTTAAAGGATACTGGCAGTCTTATTAAAGCCCCATTTGAGAATGTCCCAATGGGCCAAACAGAGATAGGCAAGAAATTTAGAGAGCGACCGATCAGTGTTCCGCTGGGTGTAGCTTCAACAGTAGCCCCTTTATTTAAGGGTGCAGGAATGGCAACGGGAGCAGCGCGGAAAGCCTTTGCTGGAGCTGAACCAAATTTCCTTGAAAGGGCCGGAGCGCGTGGTGTTAATGAATCATTAGGAATTCGAGGCGGTACTGTTGAAGATATGTCCCGCAAAGCAAATCCGGGTCAGGTAGGTGTTGGCCTTGGAATGAAATTGGCCGATGAAGGACTATCTGGGAAAGGTCCAACCGAAGGATTTACACAAGCTCAGAAGATGCACGACCAATACGGCAAACAGGTAGGGTCTGCTCTTGATGCGATCCGCAAGACGAATCGTGGACTAGGCGAATATCCTGAATTGGCCGATCCTTTGAAAGTGGACGCCACGCCAGTTATTAAGACGTTTCTGGACAAGGCTAACGAACTGAGAGATTCTGGATATCCAAACGATAGATTTGAGAGTCGTTTTCATCGGGCGGCCTATAACAGTCTTGCCAAGGAAGCTGAAGCCAACAATGGGTTTATATCCATCGACAACGTTACGGGCGAAATGCGGAAAATGGGCAAGATGCTCAAAACCGCATCGGACGATCACACCAAAATCATCAAAGGTATCTACGGAAAGCTGGCCGATATTCGAGACGGCATGGTTGAAGACATAGCTTCATCTGTCAATCAACCTGAACTTGCCAATAACCTACGCAACGCCAATGCTGGATTTTCACGCTACGCCCGCGTATTGCCTGACATTAAATCAGCCGCTTCCAAAGAGAGTGTTAAACCCACATCTATTTTTAAGCATCCTCTAGATACGGCTGGGAAAGTCTTTGGCCCTAAATTGGCAAAGGCAACACTTGGCGCTGGGCGTTTGTTGCGCGGAGGGTCAGAGATGGCCGATACCATAACAGGTGTCCCAGGACAGGTTACTTCGGGGTTACTCAATAAGGGTAAACAGGCCATTGGGGATCAGAGAGGGTCTATTTTTCCTGAAACGGCTCTGCCGCCTGGAATGCGTGCCAATGAGATGTTTACGCCTTCTGAGCAAAGGTACAAGGTAAATGAACTTAATGAACAGCAATACCTTCAAAACCATGATTTCGACAATGCTCTAAAGGCAAAGTGGGGTATGGCGAATAATTCAGGCGGTAGTGTGATGCCAGAGGATATCGCAGTCCCGCAAAGGATGTTGACGGAAACGAAAGCGCGAGAGTTTTTGAAGAAAGCTAAGGGCGATAAGGCCCTAGCGCGGAAGATGGCGTCTGGTGAAGGATGGAGCTTTTGACCTTCTTATGAACGCGACAATGGATCCTCGAATTAATGGGAGCAAAACGAATGCTACTCCTATTCCAATAGTCCTGGCATTGGATTGGTTGTTATCTGGGAATAAAAGACCTGAAGCGAGGACTGCTAATAGTATGTACAACCACCACCACTTTCGCAGGTCGTTGGGCATACACGTTGAGGAAGAAATCTATGAAGTATTTGTGTTGGTGGGGAGGCATAAGAGATTGCAAAGTTTACTGTTTTACCCCTACTCTGGCAATGGGCTATTTGTCTAATTCGCTTGCCCGAAAGGCCCATGATGAAAGCTGACGTATTCGACAAGATCAAACTTGACCATTTTGATGATTTGGATGTCTTTGACACTTTCGAAGACTCCAAATTAAAGCCTTATGTGGCCCCTCCTCGCGTCGAGGTTCAGATAACCGACGAAATCAAGGCGTTAATTAGCTCACAAATCGTTTCTGAGATAGCAACGGTTTCTAAGGGCCTAAAACCCAAGATTGAGACTAAGATCATTGAAAAGACCATAAAGATGCCTGAAAAGGTCATTGTTAAGGAATTGGTTGATAATTCAGCCCAAATCATCAAAGAGGCCGAGAAAAAGATCAAAAAGGCGTTGGAAGAGTATGAAAAAAGTGGCCGTGGAATGTATCCCATTGTTGTCCCAGGCCCGATCGCTGATCAGACAGGAAACGGCGGGAAGGTTCTTTCAACGGATGGGCGGCTTACGAAGTGGATCACTTCAACCGGAAGCACTTCCTCAGATGTATACACACTAACCAACGTAACGACCACGCGATCATTTGATGCGACATTAACGTCGCTTGATGAATTAGCCTCCGTTCTCGGGAGTTTGATCCAAAGTTTGCAGGGCGCTGGGATTATCAAATGAGATTGATCATTTTAGCCATGTTGCTTTTAGTTGCATCGGATGTATTTGCGGATCGATTAGGTTCTTTAAGGTCCAATGCAGACGTTCTTTTAACAACTCAGGCCGTTTCCGGCCTTTCGCCTGGAAGCACCAATTACATCCAAAACACCACGACCCCGCAAATCCCATCGGCATTTAGTGTAGACACCGGGACAGTGAATGGTCCCCTAAGGGTGAAAACAATTGTTACTAATGGATCGCTGAACGTGTTTTCTATAACTGGGATTTCAGGTAACCTCAACCAGGGAGTTATAGACATCTTTAAAAATGACGCTGTATATGGAGCCGCGGACCCCATGTTTAGCGTGGGAAGCATCCAACAAGTAGACCAATTTACCGTTAAAGATCAGTATCCGTTATACCTCGGAGTATACGGAGCTTTACTCGGCGCTGTAAGTGCGGGTATACCGAGTTCTCCTAACATGGTCGCATCCAGAAATTCCATCGATCAGCATGTCGATTTCTGGAATAGCGGCAACATGCTCATAGAAACTGGATTTCCTTCAGATGGCGGCAAAGACATTATTTTTAGACCTCAAAATGTTGAAGCTTTACGCATGACCCCAACATCAGGAATCCTCGTTACTTCCAGCATGACCCTGACTAATGCCAGCGGTCTTGGTGTAAAGTACGGCGTCATTGTGGGAAGTATCACGATCAATACGGGTGGGTCATCGGGTCAAACCGTTTGTTGGAAAACCGCTACCACGCTAGGTTATTGTTCAACCACCGTCGGAGCAGGAGGAGCTTGCACATGCAACTAAAGAAACTGATAGTGCTTCTAGTTGGGTTAAGTTTTGCACCGAATGCCCAAGCGGCTTTAACGACCGCCCAGGTCAAGCAGGTAAGAACCGCAGTCAATCAAATGGAATCGACATTATTCAAAATAATGAACTTAGCTAATGCGACGGATTCATTACTCAATAATGGGAATTCTTACACAATTGCTTTTAGTACAGTTCCGATCAATCTGACGTCCCAACAACAGCAAGATATCGTGGCTTATTATCAATTGCTTAAAGCCCAGTTGCAAACGCAGTTGAATTCAATGCCGTAACAGGTGGAGCGATATGTCCGATTTATGCCCTTTATGTGGATGCACATTAGATTTCGAGTGGAAAGATAATGGGGTTTCTCTCAAGTGTCTTCGATGTGATTATAAAACGCGGGCTGTTTATCAGCGTGAACAAGCGGTTTTCATGGACAGGGGTCTCTGAAATGAGTAATTACAAATGGTTCAGCGATGAAGAAGTTTTAGGGCTAGATAGAGAGCTTTGTGCAAAATTAGATGTGGCGCGGGAACAGGCCGGAGTCCCGTTCATCATAACTTCTGGGAAACGGACACCCGAACACAATGCAACCTTGACGGGTGCGGTCTCCGATTCGGCGCATTTGACCGGGTTGGCCGTGGATTTGGCGACGGGCGACGATCACACGAAGAATCGCATTATGTATGGCTTGATTACGGCTGGTTTGGCAAACAGGATCGGAGAATATTTCACTATCGATCCCACGAATCCAAATCGCTTGATCCCGCATCATATCCATGTAGATATCGACACGACTAAACCTAAAGAGGTAACTTGGGCGCTGATGGAGAAAAACTAGTGGAAAAAATACAAATGAGAGATTGGGTCTCCTCTCTGGAGGGGGTCATTGATAACAAACTTAGAAAGTGGAAAAAAGACAAGATCGAAAATGGCGAAGTCGTGCAAATCATCTGGCAATTTGAACAGACGCACATTATTATTGACATCTTCTGGCATGACAAAGAAGAAACGGTCCATCTTCAATATTTTGGGCCACGAGCCAAACATAGCTTCACGTGGCATCAGCTTAATGATGCCACTTTCAATAAGGTTATGGATCGAGTGGGGAATTTAGCCCAAATGACGATGTATCCGCCTATCGCTCATAAATAAATGTGGAAGATCAATTCAGGCGAGAAGATGATCGTCGGTGGATTGAGCGAATTGAGAACCTTGAAGCCAGGGTGGTTTCGCTTACTTCAGCCCAAAAAACGACGGATGACGATATCGATGATTTGGCGACAAAGATCGCTGACCTTGAGATCCTACTCAGGGGGGACATGAGCACGCGAGATAGTGGCCTAGTAGGGCAAGTCAATGCGATTGAAACCGAGCTTAACTCCATTTCCAGGGTATTCCATCCAGATGCTGCTGGCGGTAAAGGCATTGTGGGTCAGCTTAAGGAACTTAAAGCCAAGTTGGATGGCAAAGAAAGAGACCTCGGAGCCTGGCTTATGTTCTGGGCTAAGGTCATCGGTGCTATTGGTAGTATCGCGGTCGTCGCCGTGTCCTCCTGGCCAACAATTTCTGCGTATTGGAAGCAAACGGGGAAGGATATGACTACGTTAAATAAGAAGATCAATCGGGCTAATCATCCCCGAGTACAGCGATACAAACCAAAACCCATCGAGGTTCCCGAAGAAGGCGATGCGAAAGAATGAAAGTTGTTTCCATAGTTTTACTGATGGCCCTGGTGGGCTGCGCTGAGCGACCGATTAAGTCTTACGACTATTGTGTGGTGGATAGTGTCACCGAAAAGAAAGTGGCTGATGTGGTCTTTGCTTGGGTTGCTCATTGTAGCGATGGTTGCGACGTTGTATTTCCTCGAATGATTCGGCCAGGAGAAGGCATTTATTATTCGCCTTATACCGAGAATTACGATAGAACGACGATCCATGGCTACATCAAAAAGATTGAGGATTTATGACCCCTTTGCGCCAGAAGTACTTGATGTGTATCTGTAAGCATAGTCGTTTGTTCCATGATCCAATTACGTTGCAGTGCATTAAACGAGATTGTGAATGTCTTAAATTTAAGAGGTACGGCGGATGAATATCATCGACAAGCTCAAGTTAATCTGGAAGGGAAAGACGTTCGTAGAAGAATCAATCAAGGAGGCTAAGATGCCAACAGAATCAGGAACACCAGGATACCGGACTACAGAATTCTACTTTCATCTCGCAACCCAAATCGGGATGTTATGGGGAGCGGTCTCAGGGTTTATCCCCCCGAAATATGCAGCTATTGTCAGTGTAGTTGGGGCAAGCGTCTATAATATCGGCCGAATCGTAGCTAAAGCGGTAGCAGATATTCAAACCGCTAAATCTACCTCAACAACGGTTACGACTAGCGAACCTGTAACGACTATTACGACCCCGGCCTAGAGCTTTTCTTCGTCTATCTGAGGGCTTAAAACACGTCTATTTAACGGTGTGTTTTAGGCCCTTTTTCTATACCCCTCCAAAACTCTCCCCTTGACAGTATACCATTATGGTGGTATACTATGAGTGTAGAGATTAGGGGTTTGACCAGGAGCCAAGACCATGATGACCGAACGAGAGAAGTACCGGATATACAAAGGTGTCATGCAGGATTATGGATATCAGCCAAAGAGCTTCAAAGAATGGAAACAAAATCGCAAGGCGGTGGCCTAACATGGAAACCTTAATCATCCAAGACCGCGCCGGTGAATACCTCTCAGTGGCCTATGTGTACCAAGACAACCAAATCGTGTTTATCAGCTTCTTTGATCACAAAGCCTATTCAGAACCTGAGCACATCTATCTCATGAATCGGATGGTAGCCTAACATGAAGACTTTAATTGCCATCGCCGCATTGTTCGCCGCTACCACGCTATATGCCGATACCACTAAGAACCCTGATCGTTATTTCTCGATAGGCCTGGATTACAACGTTGAGCATATGAATGGTGCTAACCCAGCTATGCTGACCTATCAGTTCAATGGCACAACCTTGCCAGCTACGTTCGATAAGACCCAATATGATGAAAAGACCTTCACCATGGATGCCCGGATGCCCCTGACTAACGCCATTACCCTAACGGCCCATGGCGGTCCCATTACCCAACAGGCCTATAACACCACATCCACAGGCTATAGCTTAGGTGCGGGTGTGCGCTTTTATTTTATTGGTAACTAGGTCCTGACAATGGTATATTATGGAGGTATACTATCTTATGATTTCTCCCGGAGATGTTATGAACATGAAGATCCCAACGCTGAGTTGCAAACGTTGTTTGCACACTTGGTTTCCAAGGCATGTCGAGTTGCCGGTCAAATGCCCCAAATGCCAGAGCCCCTATTGGAACAAAGAGCGTATCAAGCGCAAGGCCAAACCAAAGGAGGCTTAAAATGAAATTTCTTCTTATCGCAATTGGATTGATGGCAGTTCCTTCATTTGCGACAGCAGATGAATATACGGATCAAGTTCAGGCGGCCGCTCGCCGCGGGGCAGAAAATGGCGTGGAAGATGCCATGCTTATGCAACAAGTTATGCGTGAACGCCAGAATCCTTGCACATTTCAGAAAATCACAGGCGTTAAACTCGTTCAACTTAATGGTCAACCCGTAAAAAAACAGCCACCGGCAATTTATGTCAACTCGTGCGAAATGACTCAAGCGGGATTTAAACAACCATGACCCAGCCTAGCCCGTTGCCTCATGTCGATAAGTGCGCCCTAATCAGTGAGCCGTATTGTTGCTCTGTGGCAACAAAAGAAGCTAAGAAACGAATCAAATTATTCCCCCGCCTGGTTGAGGCGTTGGAAAATGCTCATGGATATAGTGAGAAAAACTCGAAGATTCATTTACAGGCATATCCAGACTGTCGCTATTGTGCCCTACTCAAAGAAACGCGAGGGGCTAAATAATGGGCACTAAATGTCGGAAGCGTAAATGTTTGCTACGAGTTCGCAGAACAAATTCGAGCCCTAAAAGGAGACGTTAACCAGTAAATAGCCACACAATCATCGCCTAAAATACGCGCATAAAGGAGCCTCAAATGAGCGATAACGGAGTAAGACGTTATCCAGACGAAAGTGCAAAACAATACGTTGACTTAGAAAATGCCGCAGTGTGTCCTGTTTGTTATGACTCACCTCGCCTAACCCAAGAAGCCCCTGTCTTTAACCATCCCCACCGAGCCTTTGATTATGTCTTGCGCTGCCCGATGGATCATCCCTACGTGGCAACGGGACAAACGATCAGCCAAGCGGTCAAACTCTGGAACGCCTACGTAGAATCCAGAACCAATGAAGTCAATCAGCTACGAAGTGCCTTAGCCAACCCCAATAACCATGGCATTTTAAGCCCATGCCGCCATTGCCTGGCTCATACCCGATCCAAATTAACAACGATGGGCCAGAAAATTGTTGAGCAATGCGAGACATGCAAGCTGATGAAATCCATCAAGGAGGTGGACTAACATGGATCAGGATTTGTTTGTGGTCTATTCCAAAGAGCAACCGCATAAAGGCTTTTTGACCTCCAAAGACAACGCCAAATATTGGGTAGAGGCTATTCAACGTGTAGGGCAAACCGCTGAAGTCATGAAGATTTTGATTGTGACAGTGGATCCTAAAGAGCAACCCGATATCAGCCTCTACAACTAATCATGATCGATCTTCGAACCGAAGTTGAAAAGAACCTCCATGAAATTTTAAGGCTCCTGCTGCTTGTCTTTGAAAAGCGCAAGATTGGCACGGTCGAATTTCAAATGATGATGGGTCAACTTCGGAATGCTGAAAAGTTGCTGGAGAACAAGCGGCTGGGTTGCGTCAACGGCCTACACCTCAATGAATGCCTATGCAATCAGGGTCTGCGTATAAGCGTTTCAACGATTAAGAATAGAAGTCGTAAATCCGCATAACCCAAACAAAGGAGTCACACCATGCAAGCTAAATACGGCGCACTACTGTTGGCCCTAGGGACACTAACGTCCTTAGCCTATGCCAAAGCTAAACCTAAAGCACTATCGCAAGATAACGTCTTCTACATTTACTCTGACAAAGGCTCACGACTTAACCATTTCGCCCCGTCCGGTTGGATGGGTGATTGGGGAGATATCAAGATCAATGACGGCGATACGGAAGGGTGTGTAGACGGGAAGACGTGTTTCAAAGTCACATACGTTGCTAAGGGTGCTCAGGGTGCGAATTGGGCCGGTATGTTTTGGCAACAGCCACCGAATAACTGGGGAGATAAGCCAGGTGGATTTGATATCTCCCAAATGAAACGCTTGACGTTCTGGGCCCGAGGCGCTGAAGGTGGCGAAAAGATTGCTGAGTTTAAGGTGGGTGGGATCACCGGCGAACATGGCGATTCAGACGCTCAGAGCATCGGACCTATAACACTAACGAAAGACTGGAAGAAATACACGATTGATCTAGCGGATAAGAACCTAACGCATGTGATTGGTGGGTTCTGTTGGGCCGCAAGCCGCGATGACAACCCGAACGGATTCACGTTGTACTTGGATGAGGTCAGATTCGAAAAATAGGGCTTTCCCTTGCCGCTGGGATCCCTCCCAGGCGGCGGGGATAAAGTTCTCAATAGCTTTCCCCTGCCTGAATTCCCCTCCGGAACAGGCAGGGATAAATTATGAACGAATTCAAAGACGTGATGGGCTATTACGAGAAGCGGGATTGTCCTGGTGGGCGCTATGAATGTAGGGGCACGGCTAGGTTAATCCGAGCGGGTATCTATCTCTTCATTCCGCATGATAAACGATTAAGTCCAGTAGAAAGTGAGCTAAGTCAGCCGTCTAGAGAATAAGAGGAGGGGTAATGATCGATGAGAGGAAATTGGCGCTGTTGCGAGAAGTGGAACGGGACAATTATGGAAAGCTTCAATGCACTGGCCTAGTAGAATCTTTACTTCCTGAGTTGTTAGATACGATTGAAGCCCTGTGGAAAGTGACGCGAGGGGCAGAGCTTTTATCGAGCCGCTGGCATGACGGGCTTCCCCATCGGGTCTATATTGAGGCCTTAGACAAAATCCTAGCTGCCCTCCATACCCAAAAGAGCGTCCGTTAAACAGCAAGACACCCCAAAAGCAGCAAGGCTTTCAGGGTGTCAAATGCTGTTTCAGGCCGAGAAATGCGTCTTAGGTACCAAGAACGGCCAATGGAACGGATGCTTCACTTTGACGATTTGTTTTAGGGGTGCAACCTCGGTATTCGCCTCGGCCCGATCTGGTAAATCCCGAAGTGGCACTCCGCCCATCACTAATGCTCCGAACGCAACGTACGCCAACACCTTTGACGTGTCCATGACAACCTCCTTGAATTACATTGCACGACCTCCTTTAGCCCTTAGCCAATGACTTGATTTCACAACCCTCACTGTGTAAAAACGTATTGATAAGTAGATACGATTTAAAATCGTCATTTCTTTCATTTTGTGCTTGACAGTTAATTGCACGTTTGATATCTTGTGCCTACAGACGTAGGCCTGTAAGTAGGCATAATCGTAGGCACAAGCTTGGGGAAAATTAAAAATGGAACTCGCACCTGGTTCATATGATCGCGTTTTCTAACCCGGCGAAATTTATTGCTGGGTTTTTATTTGCCCCTGTACAGCGCCTTGTGCGAGCCGCCCCAAGCGGAAAACAAAGTCTGTCAGGGGCATATTTTTTCAAACCTACGAACGTAGGCACATTCTAGAAGTTAGTTGAAGGTCATGCAAAGCCTAAAGATGTTTGTAGAGGGTTTTGGAGCTTATATAAGGAAGAACGAGATGGGGGGCAAAAATGGATACAGAAAATGAAGTTAAGAAGCCTAAGTTGTCGTTGCTGGAAGTTGTAGAGCTGGCCAATGCGGGTGCAGATCTCACAGACCAAGAAGCTGCCATTTATTTACGCTTGTCGGAAAAATGGGGTTGGCAGACTGTTCAGAAATTAGTCAAAAGGGGAAAACTCCTAGCGGGTCGTGTAGGCGATCACTATCGGTATAAAAAACAACACCTAGACGACTTCGTATTCGGAAAAAGATGAACTGGTTTATTTTTGTTGCCTTGGTGGCTTCTGGATTCTTTTTGGGGTATTTCTTGGGTTATCGCGACAGACGATCACCCGACCACCCTAAAGAATCCAACTTTATTCCCCTCAACAAAAAGCGCAGGGTGCTATGAAACCCATAACCAATCTAGATCTATTGGCCGCAGAGATTGAAGCTTCTGCTCTTGGATATAAAGTCTTTAGAACTTGGAAAGGCCCGGAAGCTCGGAAACGCCATTATGTTGCGTGTGCTCGTCGCGACATGATCTTGGCTGGGGTTTTGTACAGGTTCCATAAGTGCCGACAGCCGATCGATTGGAGCAAAAACTAAATGCGTATCTCGACATCTCAAAACTACCACCACGGCGATTCTTGCAACGTTGGAGATTGCCAGCGCCGTTACTGTAACGATCACAGACTTCTTTGGAATGACTGCGACACGGCTAAAAAGGATTGGGATGGTAGAGGACGGAAAGTTTGGATGTTAGGAGATTGCCCCGCTTGTGAACGGGATTTTCGTGTAAAGGAGGCACAACGTTATGCTAAATCCGCCTAAGTATGACGAAAAAGGAATCGCTGAAGTCGTAGAGAATCAGATTGACTATTGGATTGAGCAACAGAACCAAGAGGTAGACGAAGACGAGATTTAGACAGGGCAGGGGGACGTATAGATGTGGATTGAATCGCATCCGGGCATGGAAAACCACCCTAAGCTTTTGCATCTTTGCCAGCTTACGGGATGGGATAAAGATACCGCTGTAGGGAAGCTTCATAGGTTCTGGTGGTGGTGTACTAGCTACGCAGAAGATGGTGATCTAAGAAAATACGGAGTTTCATCGATTAATAGCCAGTTTGGACTGCCTTTGGACTCCGATTGTCTTTTTCTAGCTCGTTTCATAGATCGCCGTCCTTACCTCCGTGTACATGACTGGTGGGATTATTTCGGTAGATATTTGAAACTCAAGTATCGAAATAACAGCAAGAAATTAATGCAAATCGAAAGCGTTGCTACAGCGCGACAGAAGACACGCTTAAGTCACGCTAAAGACACGCTTAAGTCACGCAGGAGCGAACATACAGGACCTGACGTACCTGATGTTAAACAAACAGGAAAGGACGTTACGGACGTACCCCAAACGTCAAAGGATTTTGCTTCGCGGTTTGAAGAAACGGCCAAGGCACGGCAAGACGAATTGGAATATCAAAAGATTTTGACTCACCATGGGAAGGCCAAATGAACTCAACACCAATTACGAAAGAGGAATTCGATAAAACTCCTCCACTCACACCAGGTGAATTGGCCGATATGCACAAGATGGTTGTTAAGGCTTTCGGTAAATGTATCCGCGAGAAATGTGAGACCTGCGGGAAGTGACCCACACCGACCGCATATTAATGGCCTTCCAGATGTACGGATACCGTCTCACATTAGGCCAGGCACTCAAACATCCCTGGGGCTACAAATTTGCTTCACGCTGCGCCGACCTCCGCAAAAAGGGCTACCAGATCGATTGCATTAAGGCGGAGAAGCCTTCTGACAATCTCTATGTCATGCAAATGCCAGATGATGCTAATGGGCAGCAGAGGTTTGCATGAGCGAATTCGAATGGTTCATAAAAATCTGCGATTGGGAATTTGACTACATGGATAAGGACGATCTCTCGGTCGATGATTTAGGGCAAGCGTATGAGCAGATAGAAGCGCGTCTGAAGGGGGTGGGCGTGACGCCCCGACTCGATTTGGCTGTGGGAAAAGGCGGAGAGTCCCGAATCGACAGAAACGATCCGGCCACAGCCAACACTTTAAGCGAATGGAGGCAGTGTGAGTAAGCCGTACTACGAAGAAAACGGCATCACGATTTACCATGGGGATTGCAGGGAAATTCTGCCGACTCTGCCGAAGGTTGATCTTGTTTTGACTGATCCGCCGTATGGGATTTTATCCAAAGGGTCTGCTCATATCCGACGGTTCAATAAAAATATCGGACGTGGGGATGTGCATTGGGACATTGCACCATCCAAAGCAACATTACAGGCCCTTATGGTGGTAGGACGTAAAGCAATGATTTGGGGCGGAAACAACTTCGACTTGGGGCCAACATTCGGATGGTTAATTTGGGACAAACAAAATGACGGTCTTAATTTCGGGGAATGCGAGTATTGCTGGACAAATATGAAATTTGCTCCGCGAATACACCGAGAAAGATGCATAAACATCGATAACGCTAGGGAACACCCTACACAAAAACCAAAAAATCTAATGATTCGATGTATACAGATGGATGTTGATTTACCGTCAACAATTTTAGACCCATTTATGGGCTCAGGAACAACGCTAAGAGCTGCCAAAGATCTAGGCCGCAAGGCTATTGGAATTGAGATCGAAGAAAAATACTGCGAGATAGCGGCAAAGCGGTTGTCTCAGGAAGTCTTTGATTTTAAATAACCCCCAACCGAAAGAGGATCGAGGATGCTAGGAAAAGTCTGCGAGCATGGAAGTCTGCAACGGCAATGCAGGATTTGCGAACTTGAAGCCGAAGTGACAAGGCTCTCCGGCAAGACTGGATTCTGCGCTCAGTGTGAGGCATATGCCAAGGAAATTGAGAAGTTAAAGAAAGAAGTCGATGGCACATTGATCCCCCACTCTGCCCGTTGCATGGAAATGGAAAAGGCTTTGGTTGCGGAAAGTGAAGTCAGGCGGCTGCGCGAGGCGTTGGGAGCTTTGGTTGATATGGTTCAGCAAGTTGAAGATACAGAGCTGGCTTGTGGTCATAGGTATTTTGTTCACGTTGACGATTGTGTTTGTGGATTATGCACTGCTAGAGCAGCCCTGGAAGGTAAGAAATGACGAATCCGAATGATCCAGCGTTTCCAAAGCTGCCACTCAATCAAGGCGATCAAGGAATTAGCTATCCAGGCCTCACCAAGCGCGAATACTTTGCGGGGTTGGCAATGCAGGGATGCGCTATCTGGGATGCCCTGATGCACAAGAATGATGTCGTACATGCTGGGAAAGTAAGGGATGTTGCTATGGGAGCTGTTGCGTTAGCCGACGCCCTCATTGCCGAGCTTAATAAGCGCAATGACCCTGATTAGACACATGGAATTTAATGGCCGAGCCTACTGTGGAAGCAAGGGGATTAAGTATATGACCGTCAGGAGAGATAAAGTGACCTGTAAGAATTGTTTGAAGTTGATATGAGCTTTTCAGATAACAATTTGAAGCGGTTGAAGGAAGAAATACCAACGGCTAGGTATGGCTTTGATGATATGGATTTCACTGTATCTCAATTGCAAGCCCTCCTGGATCGCTTAGACGCGGCGGAATACGCATTGGCGCGATATGCCGTTATCCATCCAGAGGATTTGACATCAGGCATACGCGATGCGGTGGACGCTTGGCGTAAATCCAAAAACGAATTTTAAAGAAAAAACGTCCCCAGGACGATAAACAGGAGCGACACAATGGCACTGAGAGCGAAGACACCAGAAGCTAAGAGTAAACGAATCAAGATGATGATGTTTAGTCCAGCAGGGATTGGTAAGACGACCGCGGCGATTGGGTTTCCCAACGCGGTGATTATCGACATGGAACGTGGAACGGATATGTATCACGACTCCATCGCGAAGGTAGGTTCGGTGGTGTTTCAAACGACCAACCCCGATGACGTGAAAGAAGAAATCAAAGCCTTAATGACTGAGAAGCACCCCTTCACCACGATCATTATTGATCCTGTGACGATTCTCTATGGAGCCATCCAGGAGAAGTGGACACGGATATTCAGTAAATACGCCGACACCGAGAAACAAACCGAACTTCAAGACTTTGGCTTTAGGTACTGGGCCAAGGTGAAGAGTGACTACAAGGCGATCATGCGAATGCTCCTCCAGTGTGATCTCAATGTCATTCTCACTGCTCATCAAAAAGACCTTTACGGTGAAGGGATGAAGAAGGTTGGATTAGGTTCAGACTCCATGCGTGGCGATGAACATATCTTCGATTACATCTTCCAACTTACCATGGACGCCAAGAATCGTAGGATGGCCGTCACGCGCAAGGAACGGGCCGAAATTGGCAAGAATAAGTTCCCATCGGAGTTTGAGTGGGGTTACAAAAACTTCTTGATCTATTACGGCAAAGACGCGCTGGAGCGCGAAACGACTCCGATTCCCCTCGCAACGCCGGAGCAGGTCGCGGAAGTTAAGCGTCTTCTAGGCATTGTCAAAGTCGACGAGACCTTTGAAGCGGAGTGCTTGACCAAGGCGGATGTCGATACCTGGGAAGAGATGACCCAGGAGAAGATTCAGAAGACGGTCGATTTCTTGACTAAAAAACTGACGGGAGGAACCAAGTAATGGGATTTCCATTCGACGGGACAGGCATTGATCCAGAGACACGCGGAGCCGCGAGGATATTGCCGAAGAAGTGGTTTAAGTTTGAGATTGTAGCGTTTGTGAGTAAAGCAGGTGAAACGTATCCGCGAGATGGATTCACCAAAGAAAGCAACTATCCCAAAGTGGACATTCTAGCCGAGGTGCGAGATGACCCGGAGTTTGAAGGGGAACGGGTGTTTCATTCGGTGACGTTCATGCCCAAAGATAAACCGGGCGCTGGGATGGCGATTCATTTCTTAAAAACCATCGGGCAACCCTGGGAAAAGAAGTTTCAGGTGAGTTCTGAGAATTGGGTTGGTCAAGAGTTCTTGGGTTATGTGGTGACCGATGAATACAAAGGCAAAACCAAAAACAAGATCAGCGAAATCAAGGCTGTCGGTGAATTGGTGACGACCAAAGCGGGGGATGAGATCCCGTTCTAATGGCATTTCCTGCGCGAAAAGGAGTCTCTATTAATGGCGTAAGAATACCGTTAATGGAGACCCTTATGGAAAGGATTCTGATTGAAAATGGATGTTGGATTTGGCAATCCTCTTTAAATGACGCTGGGTATGCCGTTATGTCTGTTCCTGTTAACGGTAAATGTGCGCCCCGGAGAGTCCATAAAATGCTTTACGAATTCATTAATGGGCCCGTTGAAGATGGATTGTGCTTAGACCATCTTTGCAGAAATAGGAATTGTATAAATCCGAAACATTTAGAGCCTGTAACATGGCGAGAAAACATTCTCAGGGGTAATAGTATGTCTGCGATTCATGCCCGAAAAACACATTGTATTCGTGGCCATGAATTTGACGGTAAATGGCGAAATTCTAGACGTTGTTCTAAATGCCAGAAGATTAGAAATGATTACTGGAACGGTAAAAAACGTGGCATCAATCCCATTGCAGCGATCTAAGCAGTATTTGGAAGAAAAAGGGTTTCATGTGTGGATTCTTGAGCATTGGAATTCCTGGGTTCATATACGACAAGATGCATGGGGACTAGCTGACCTTGGGGCCTTTCGCCACGACGTAAAAGGCACTTGGTATGTGAATGCTTGTGAAGACAACGGAGCCGTTTCTGAACACATTAAGGCTTATTTAAATGGTGGCATTAGAAAGAACGGGAAGCATATGGGCGAATCATTCCCGCCAAATCCACATTTACCAGTCATGCTTGCTGCTGGGAACAGATTCTCGATTATGGGCTGGGGGAAACGATGCAGGGACGGCCGCGGCACACGCAAAGAATGGACGATGCGCTTAATTGAGTTTTATCTAGATGGGGCTGAAGTGAAGTGGAAAGAGATCGCAATAAACTAAAGGAGAAATTCAAATGCTGAGCTTGCTGATTACGATGATTGTCACGCTATTGATTGTGGGGTTGTTGTTGTGGGCTGTGGACGCGATGCCGTGGATCAACGGAGATGTAAAGAAGATGATTCACATTCTGGTCATTGTGTTTGCGGTGCTGTGGCTCGTTCAGGTGATATTCGGGGCGCATTTACATCTTCCGTAATGAGTTCTCCTCTTTATCCGGCGGTGGGTGGGCCAACGACCGGATGAGGCGGGAGTCGTTAAATGATTGAAGAACATCAATTGGCCTGGTTCAAAGAATTTCTGAATGATCATGATCTATCGGCCGCGGATCGCCATGAAGTCAATGAAATGATAATCACCATCCGAAAGCTTTGGCACGTAGCGAAAGCGGCCCATGCCAATCCTTATCCAAGATCACCCAGGCTAAAAGAGGCGCTGGCGGCTATAGAGAAGCCGCCCCGGCCTAAGATGGCCAAAAGCATATGACCGCTAAAGAGCTGGCCGAGAAGATTGCTGCTCTAGGAAAACAGGTTGGAGTAGAGCTTAATGGCCCTGTTTTCTATTCGCAACTCGAATCCCTCCTCTCCGCCGCTTTGGAGGAACACTTAAAAACACATTGGGCTAGTCAGGTTAAACAATGGTTGGCAGAAGCCAAAGCCGCCGCGTATCACGAAGGCGTATTAACTACTCAGAAAGAGTTGGCCGAATGGACACAAACTAAGATTAAAGAAGCCTACTTAGACGCCGCGAAGATTGCTGAGCCATGGCCCTGCTATCACAATCAAGGGGCTTGTGGTCCATCAATAGCTAACGCAATCCGCGTCAAGGCTGGGGAGGTGGGGTGTGAAACACCCAAAAGTTAGATGGCGGACCCTAGACGGGATGAATGGCAAAGAGATGTGGAACTCCTGTGAGGTGTGTTACAAGGATGCTTTAAGAAACTGCGGCAATCGGAGAGCCGTTGATGTTCAGATAGATAACGTAGAGCGACATCACAATCAGCATGGTAATTACATTTTAAAGAGTGATGGTCTCTACGTAAGAAGAAAGAAGTAATGGCGCATTATCATCAGTGGCAATGCCGGGCATGTGAACAATACATTTATCGTTCTGAGTGTAGGTGCCGGTGGTCTAAAGGCAAACCAAAGGTTGTGACGTTGATTTATTGTCCTAAACACAAACAATGACATTCCGGGCTTACAATCGGGTTCGTAATTTACGAGTGGTTGTCTTGGTTGAACGGCGGCATTTACCCCAAAAAGAAGTGGCATTCCGTCTAGGAATTAGCTGTTCGAATGTACGTTGGATTCTACATGCTTACCGAAACCTAACAAAGTCTAACACCAATTCACCTACCCCAAGCGCCGAAAAACATTAAACTTTCAGTCGTGCCATCCGAAAACGGCCAAACAAAACGTAAAAACGACCCAATTGATAATTTTGGCAATAAATTTGGGCCGCGTTTTGGTATTGAGAAACCTGCCATCGCTGGTCCTGGTCGTCCTAGACTTCCTGATACCGTAAAAGAACGTCGAGCCTTTCTGCGCAAACAACTAGAAGAAGTTTCCGTCAAAGCAATCCAAGTCGTTAACGAAATTATGAACGATCCGAATGCGGATGATCGTGATCGACTTCGTGCGTCTGAGATTTCATTAACGCATTCACTTCCTCGACAGGAGGAGGTGGATTTAAATGAATCAACCAATCCGTTTGCCCGAATCGAACCAACCCAACTCCCCGAACTTCTCCGGCATATCGAAATCGAAATTGCTGGCAGCCCGACAGATGATCAAGTCGGCAATGGACGATGCGCATGAAAACCAGAAATGCGTTTACTTTGAACCCAACGGAGCGCAAGACAAGCTCATCAAACTTGTCGGCGGCACAGCGCCGCATATTGGGATCTTTAGTGCGGCCAACGGCATCGGCAAAACGACGGCGATCGCGAACGTCATGGCGAATATCATTTGGGGACCACAAAATCAGTTTTTCGACTACCCCTTATTTAGATCCTGGCCTTACCCTAAGCGACTCCGTTTCATTACCGATCCTAAACTGGTCGAAGAAATCGGACCCTTACATTCGGAAATCAAAAAGTGGTGGCCACGCGGGAAGTATGAAGCCATCAAAGGCGGCAAGTCCTACTACAGCCAATACAAAGCCAACGGATTCCTCCTCGACATCATGTCGTATGACCAAGACCTCAAACAATTTGAAGGCGCAACGCTCGGGGGCATCTTCTTCGATGAACCACCTGTGAAGAGTATTTGGAATGCCAGCTTAGCTCGACTGCGTATGGGCGGTATGGCGATTGTGTTTATGACGCCGCTCACTCAAGCCGCGTGGTTCTTTGATGATGTTGTTCCTCGTCATACGGACTCAATCGTTTACGGCGACATTGAAGAAAACTGCAAGACCCATGGCACACGCGGCCAGTTAGATCACGACAATATCCAACGGATGGTTAGCGAGATGGACGTTGACGAAGTGGAGGCACGGGCTCATGGCAAGGCGATGTATTTGCAGGGGTTGGTCTTTAAAAACTTCGAACCTACTATTCATGTTCTTAGCCAGCACGTTACCGTCCCACAAGGAGCGCAGGTCTGGCAAATCGTGGACCCCCACGGAGATAAACCTTTTGCTTGCATTTGGGGCTTCTGTGATCGAAGCGGAACGTTATTCCAAGTTGACGAGTGGCCCAACGAAGACTTCTACAAAATGCACGGATGCACGTTAGGCATCAATGACTATAAACGGATCTTCGCCCAGAAGGAGCAAGGGTGGAATGTTACCAAGCGAATTATGGACCGTCACTTTTCAGAAGTACGAACGGTGCACACACGGGCGACGCTACGAGAAGAGTTTGCTAAGGTCGGATTGCATTACGAGATTAGTTACCACGGCGGTGTTGAAGAGGTACATTCTGGCGTTGTCAAAGTTAGGGATTTCCTTGCCTATGATACATCCCGACCCATAGACGCTCTAAACAAACCCAAGTATTTCGTTAGCCCCCAATGCTTCAACACGATCAAGAGTTTCCAGCGCTGGTCGGTAGATGTTAAGACTCAAGAATATTCCGACAAATTCAAGGATTACATGGACACGGTTCGGTACTGGGTGATGGCTAACCCGCGCTACTCTGATCCCGCGCCATACAACGAACCCCGGAGGATGTACGGATGATTATTTGTGAATCCTGCGAGAAGAAAATACCACCACTTGAACGCATTATGGATATTTACATGGTTGGATATACCCCACGCGTTTGCGAGAAATGTTTCGAGAATCCAGATATGGAAACTTTAAAAGCAAAACAAAAAGTTCAAAGATCATTGGACTTCCGCGAATGGCTAGGAGTATCAGCATGATGCCCATGAACGGCCAATTCAATCAGTCCATGAACACCCAAGATATGCCGATGGGCGACGTGTATCCGATGGACCGCCCCAACATCCCCGACGAAGCTTTCCAGCAAGACAAGATCAATAAACAAGTCAACGCCTACCCACTCGATTACGTTATGGATCAGGAAATCTGTTCCATGGTTGTAAACCGACAAAAGGCGAGTGAATACTGGCGACGCGAGAAGCGCATGGTTTGGGATAAGTGCTGGGACCACATGAAACAGGTCTACGACACGACAGGTAAAGCCCCTTGGCAATCCAAGATGTTCATGCCTGAAACGCCCAAAGTTGTTGAGACCATTGTGGCCAATCTTCACTCGACTAGCATGGCCCCTCACACCCCCATTGAATACCAAGCCAATCTATCAGCCATGCAAGACGTTGTTCAGCAACACAACCAGATCATCGCTAACGACATGGATAAAAGTTCGTTCAAGGTGAAGTACACCGACTTCCTGCGTACGCTTGCGATTTTGGGTACGTCTATTGGCAAGATTAACTATGCGCTTGAAAAGAAGATGGTCATGGTTAAGCAGCGTAACAAGATGGCCATGCTGAACGGCTTCATTTCGAAGATTGGGATGCAACCCATTCCTCAAGAATCCTTTTCCGAACAAGAAATGATCGTTAAGAACTGGGCAACGTTTGATTGGCGCGACCCTTACGATATCTATCCAGAGCCGTACACTGTCGACATGGACACTGACCACTGGATCATTGAAAAGGCAAAGATTACCAATGCTGAGTTGATCGCCGGAGCCAACGATCCGGACCCTAATATGCGGTTACGGAACGTCACACCTGCGCTCCTGAGCCGATCAAACGATACGCGCATCCAGGCTGATCCTGAAAAGCAAGCTCGGCGTTTGGCTTTAATGCAACAGCAAGTCAACATGAACTACCAGGATCCCGATAGTCCACATGAACTCTACGAATACTGGGGTCCAGTACCCGAACTCTGGATGTTTCCGGAACGGAGGGAGCATGCTGATCCCCAAGCCAAGTATCGTATGGTTCCAGGATGGTTATGGGTGGTCGATAAACAGTGGGTCGTTAGAAAGCAACTCAACCCATTTCGTGATGCGATGCCGCCATACGTCCGGGGTCATTATATTCGTGTTCCCGGCCAGTGGTATGGCATCGGCGTGGCTGAACTAATGATCGGTCTCCAAATCGAACTTAATGAGCTACGGAACACCCGAGTCGATCAGACCAATCTCACGCTCAATAAAATCATGGCCGTACTTAAAGACAAAGTTCCGCAAGGAGAATGGCAGCGTTTAAAGAGTGAACCGGGAGCCATCTGGCTTTTTGAGGGTATTGACGATGTTAGAAAAGCGGTTCAACCGATTGAATATCCGGCAGCGGGTATTGACGCCTACCAGAACTCGAACGAAGTCAAACAAGAGATCCAAGAGGTCACCGCGGCGACGAGTGCGACGGTCGGCGTTGGCGGAGCGGAAGGTGACGCGGGTGGTAAAACGTTCCGGGGTCAATTGCTCAACAAACAGAGCGCGACGGACAGGTTCATGCTCTACGCCCGAGTCAACGAAATCTGCGGATTAGGCGAAGCCTACAAGAAGTATTACCAGCGCATCTACCAATTCAAAAGCTATGACGATCTCCAATGTATTCTCGGTCCAGAAAAAGCCCAACAATTCGAATTTCTTCCCCCAGAACAACTAGACATGTACGCCAAGCTCGTGCCGCTAGGTGTTCTCACCGCTGAAAGCAAAGGCGTTAAACTCGCACAACTTGAAGCCTTAAACCAGCAGTTTGTTGGCCAGTGGTGGTACAAGCAAATGGAAGTAGCCCGAAAAGAAGTCAACGAAATGGGATACCCCAACACCGACCAATTCATATTCAGTGACGAGGAAGTCCAGCAATACAACGAAGCCAAGATGCAGATGGAAGGTCTTACGATGCCAGGTGCTCCCATGGAAGGCGGGAAACCTTCTGGACCTCCCCAAGGAATGCCGCCCATGTCCGGTGGTCAACCACCCCAAGGACAACCGCCTCAAGGTGGACACGGCGGCCCTCCGCAACACGCACAACAGCCCGTCGCTGGCAACAGCCCTGGTCGCAACCAATTTCTAGGAGCACATCCGCCTATGCCCGCTAACGGCCCAGGTGGATCGCCAATGGATATGACCGGTAGACCAATGGGATGACCGACCAAGAGAAGAAAGATTTAGCCCAGTCGTTTCGCACCATGATGGATCAAGCGGCCTGGAAACACATGGAATTCATTTTGGCGAATGTTGAACACAATGCGATCAAAGATGAAGACGCGCTCCCCATCACAAGCCTCAACTTAGCTGAGATTGGTGAATGCCGTGGTCGCCGTAACGCGATTCGAAAAGTTAAATCGGATTTGGATTACATACTTAATGGCTTGAAGTAGCTGTTCTTTAAAATCTAATCGACGTAAGCGAAGCGGGCATTCTGGTGCCAGAACATCAGGATGTCCGCTTTTTTTATGCGAAAGGAGTCACCCATGCCCTACAAAAGCCAAAAACAAGAGCGGTTCTTTCACACAGACACAGCCAAGAAGAAAGGGATCAAATCTTCAACGGTAAATGAATTTGATCAGGCGTCCAAAGGTATGAAGTTGCCAATGAACACCAAGGATCCGAAGCCAGAACCGTTCAATCCAGTGATGAAATCGAATTGGGGAGGTCGAAAATGAGCAAATTCTTAGAGAAATTAGATCCGACTGGTAAAGACTTTTTGGGATTAGGCCCGAAAGTAGGGCGCATTGCGGGTGCGTTAGGAACGGCGAACACGACCGAATTCCATCGATCCGATCCTTTCGGTTCGAAGCAAGGCTCTGTTGCTAATCGGCTGGGGCGAAGTGTGGGTAACGCCGGTCCTGCTGCCGTTGGAGGATTTATTACGGGTGGTCCTTACGGCGCTGTTGCGGGTGGAGCTGCTGGAGCGCTTTCTGGTGAGGCAGGTATCTCAAATAACACGAGCGCGAAAGGATTCGGTAAAAACTTCGGAATTGGTATGGGGGCTGGTGGTATAGCTGGCTATGCGGCGGGATCAGGGCTATTTAGCGGAGCCGCAAATGCCGCGGGAAGTGCTGGAAGCACTGGGAGTTATGGCGCTGGAATGTCCGCGCCGAACATGAATGCCGCGGGTTCAACTTTAGGCGCAGGCGGTTCCAGTTCTCCGCTTGGTTTGGGAGGCTATGGTTCTTCGGGTGGATCAGGAGCTTATGGGGCGGGTGCTGCCCCTGCCGGAGCGGCCAGTTCCTGGCAAAACCAGGCAACGCCCGGTCGTCATACGAGTGACGATGACGAACAGATGCAGAAATATTACAGCCGGAATTCAACTTTACCCGCACCGTTTGGGCCGCCTCAGATGCCACAGAGCATTACACCCACATCAAAGTCGCATTGGCGTAGATAGATTTAGCGCAGAGCGTACAGGCGTATTAATTGAATGAACTTTGTCTGTCGAGCCTACGACAGTCGTCGGGTGGAGAAGGTTCATTCTTTGAACGAGGATAGCGGGTTAAATTCCCCACCTGCGCTGACCAATAGGACAGAAACTATTTATGAATGAATTTATGGCAAGGCTGGCAATAAGTGATTCCGTTTTCGAGATCGTATCGAAGTTCTGGAAACGTTTTCCAGGGCTTGATGTGATGAGCGCATATGGTTTTTGTTACGCAATTACATCTCTGGCAGGTGAATTTAAATCTTTGCTTGATTTCATTTTTCCAGCTCTTAGATCGCCATTGTGCGCGTTCTTTTCTATATTCGGAAACTTTGCTGTTTGGATTCTTGTGATGGATAAGGCGACCTTCTTTGATTGCAAGAGATACAGAAACGCTTTGTTGCTTTCTGTTTTTAGGATCATTTCCGAACCAGAGTCCCTTGCAAACCCTAGAGCAAAAAACGTGATTTCTCCAAGATGGGATTTCCCTCTCTTTCTTACACCACTTACAAACCATCAATTTAGTCTTACCCATAAGGAGAGTATATGAATTTTAGTCTGAACCCCGAGCATAAGCTCTCTGGAAGGGCCGCTCGACAAGGAGCAGTGAAATGAGCAACGAAACAGAAACAAAAAGCCTCGAACCGCAAAAGGGCGAGACCGCAGATCAGTTCAAGGAACGGATTAGCGAGACAGAACGCGAGATGAAGCGACAGGCGAAAGCCGCCGCTCAATCGACGCCTGTCCCTGCTTCTTTTACCCCCTCTGCACAAGTCCCTGCACCTGCGACGCAAGGTGACGTGCCGCCTGCTGGTAAACCGGAGAAATCCGTTCTTGTTACGGGCAATGCGGAGTTGGACGAATGGTTGGAGAAAAAGGGGCCCATGACATTAGAGAACTTAGCCTCTAGCTACCGAGAATCGGAACGTGAGATGTACCGCAAGATGGAAGAAGCGCGAAAGACGCAGGGTCAACCCGTGACACCGGCTCCGCCGGTTCCTCCGGCCACTTTTCCTCCGTTTATATACCAATCGCCTACTCCACCACCTGCGTACGCTCCTCCGGTTCAACCTCCCCAAAACGTTGAAGCGCTTGCCAAACAGTATGGACTCAGCCCGGAAGACTTCGAAAAAGTCGCTCCGCTTGCAAATGATATGGCTCGGTCTGTTGTTGAACAAGAACTTCGACGCGTATTGCCGCCTTTATATCAGCAAGTGAACGGCGTCAATCGGGAGGTCGGTAGACAGAAAGAGCTAGTTGATCTGATGGGTGATCCCGTCTTTAAGAACCCACAAGTCCAGTTTGAAATAGACCGGGTTTTTAAAGAGGAACCAAACACATTCGTCGCACAAGCCCAGCCGATTCGATACGCCTATGAAAAGGCGCTCACGCGAATCGCTCGGTCCAATCTCGGAGGATCAACGGGTCCGGCTACGCCGACCGCTGCTACCGGGGTTGTTCCGCCAGCGCAAAGACCGCCCAGCACAGCGGGTGGTAACGGCAACGGCGGGGGAGGAGCACCTCAAGGAACACCCCAAGAAATGACGCCTGACGTTTTCGCCCGGATGTCCATGGACGAAAAGAAGGCTTATTTAGTTGGGATCGGGGTACGTCCGACCTAGAGAGTCTTCAAAAGGTTAGTGATCCAACATGGTAACAACTGACGCATCAGGCGCAACAATTAGCACGATGATCGGTAACTATTACGACCATACGTTCTTGGAACGTTTAGAAGCCAATCTCGTCTATGACAAATACGGAGTCCAGAAGCCCCTTCCAGAAAATCAGGGTGACACCATTGTCTGGCATGCACTGTTAAATCCTTCCGCTGGCTATGTACTAGCTGACGGTTCGATTCCCGGTGCGAGCGCAGTCTCAGCTCGTAAGGTGTCGGCCACGATTTCTTGGTTTGCGGATCTTCGTTCCGTAACAGATCGTGTCGTCGCAACTGCCGTTTGTCCCGTAGTTGAAGAAACAGTCCAGGCGATGGGTTATGGCGCGGCTTTAACGCTCGATAACATCATTTCTGACAAGATTGGATTCGGTTCGGCGGCGTCTACGGGTATTGCTAACGCAAGCTCGGCGACCTTCCCGTCCGTATTCAGTCAGGGCTTCCCGGTGTTGGAAGGAAACTCCAACACAATCTTCTGGCCGACTGGCGGTATTGCCACGTCCATGAAGAACGGGTTCTTCAGCACAGTCCCAGCCATTGCCCATATTCGCCGAGCCGTTACTCAGCTTAAGAATATGAATGCGATGCCTTTTGATGACGGAAACTACCGCGGGGTCATTGATCCTCTCGTGAGCGACTTCATTCGAAGTGACTCGAACTTTGCGACGTGGATGGCTTATACCAACCGCGCAGCGATGGAAAAGGGTCAGTTGGGCGTGATCGAAAAGGTGTTGTTTGACGAATCAAGCAATGCCGCAACGGTCGCAGTTCTCGCGTCAACGTACTCCGCGGCTGTTTCTGGCGGTGGCCGTTTACACGGAACCATCATCATTGGTAAAGGCGCTTACGGCGTCACCAAGATGGGTGGAAAAGATGCGAAGGTCTCAGTCGTGAGTGGTCCTGACAAGAGCGATCCTCTCAATCAGATCACGTTCATCGGGTACAAACTCGGTGTAGCGGCTAAGATTCTTAACCCTTCGGCGGGTGTACTCTACACCTATTACGACGGGAGCTAATCAACTTGATACCGACCCTTCGCCAGTGGGCCTCCCCTACTGGCAAGGGCACGGGTCATATTCGAAGCGGAGGCATTATGAAAGCCATCAAAAAGATCAAAGAAGTCGTTACTAAAGCCAAGAAACACATCGAACCTGAACCCAAAGCTCCGGCCAAGAAAGAAGCCAGCGTTTTGTGTGAATGCGGCCATTTCTCTAACTTGCACTACGGCTCAGAATTGAACTGGTGCAACCAGGGCGGCTGTAACTGCCAAGAGTACAAGGTCAAGGAGTCTGCTTAATATGGTTTCTGGTAAATGGGAGAAAGAAAACCCGGAGAAAGTCTTAGCTTACGCTAGAAGGTATTACCATGAAAAATGGATTCCTAAAAATAGAGAGAAGAAGTTAGTTAGACGGCATGGTATTGATATTCCCGAATATAACCGGTTGTTTCAAATTCAGGGAGGAAGATGTGCTATCTGTAAACGACATGAGATTGAACTCAAAACAAGAAGTTTATGCGTAGATCATAACCATAAGACAGGTAGAGTTAGAGGATTGCTTTGTCTTCAATGTAATGGTGGCTTAGGAATGTTTTTTGAAGATATGAGCATTATTCAGGAAGTCATTTCTTATTTAAAAAAACATTCTGAGGAGAACATTTAACCGTGTCGTGGCCAAAGGGAAAACCCAGAAAAGTAGCTGCTGTTTTAGAATCTCCTGTTACCGTTGAACCGGAAGCTCCGAAGTTCATTACGTTCGGGAAACCTGACATCGGCCACGCTGAAATTGACGCAGTGGATAACGTTCTACGGTCGGGATGGTTAGGTAGTGGACCAGTCGTAAAACAATTCGAAGAAGAATTCGAGACTTACATGGGTAGCGGCCATGCCGTTGCGCTTAGTTCGGCAACGATGGGCTTAATGCTTTCGATGGCCGTTACGAACATTGGCGACGGCACTGAAATTGTCACAAGCCCACTCACCTTTCCAGCCACAATCAACGCCATCCTAGCGATGCGCGTAAAACCTATTTTGGTAGACGTGGACGAACACGGCAACCTAGACGCTAATAAGATCAAACCCATTTTGATGAACCGAGAGCACAAAATCAGGGGATTAATGCCAATCCATTACGGCGGGGCAAGTGCGGATATGCGCGAATTGATGCACTTAGCTAACGTTCATGACTTGAAGATGATTGAAGATGCGGCCCACGCGTTTGGTAGCGAGTTTGTTGGACCAAGCGACGGACAGAAACCCGGAAGCAGACAGAAGATCGGGACCATTGGCGATTTGACAGTGTTCAGCTTCTACCCCACCAAGAATATCACCAGCGGTGAAGGTGGAATGGTGATGAGCAAACACGCCGATCTAGCTGAACGGATTCGCACCCTTTCCAATCAGGGTCTAAGCTCAGGAGCTTGGGGACGATACGGAAAAGGCCCGATCACGAACTACGAAGTCGTGCATCCGGGCTATAAGGGCAATATGTCTGATATTCATGCCGCGATCGGTTTAACTCAACTACGCAGATGGCCAGAACTTCTTGCTAAGCGCACGAAGGTGTGGAACATCTACGAAGACGCGTTTGGTTGGCGTGAACCGGGCCACAGCAAGAGCCTCTTTATGCTCCGGGTCAAAGACCGCGAAGCGTTCCGGCAACGAATGTACGAGGCGGGCATTGGAACGGGGATTCACTACAACCCCGTTCATTTGGAGCCTGGTTTCCGGTTTTTAGGGTACAAGCTAGGCGATTTCCCGAATGCGGAACGGATTGGTTTATCGACGGTAAGTTTGCCCGTAAGTTCGACTATGACCACAGAGGATGCGGAAAGAGTTGTTAAAGAAGCTAAGAAGTGGGCTGGGGAGGCCAGAGTATGAAAACACGAGATGATAGATTTTGGGATAAGGTCGAAAAGACGGACACCTGCTGGCTATGGAAGGGCAATAAAAACAATTGCGGGTATGGTTATTTCTGGAATGGCGAGAAGCGCGTACTGGCGCATCGATATTCGTTCGAGATGATGTTTGGCGTTATTAAAAATTGCGTCCTCCATTCATGCGATGTCCGGTTATGCGTAAGACCAGACCATATCTTTGATGGTACTCGTCAGGACAACATGAAGGACATGATTTCTAAGGGCAGGGCAAAACATCCCTCAATGCGAGGGAAGTGGACTAAATTAAATCCTGAACATTACAAAGAGATCAAAACGCTATGGCCCGAGATGACTCTTCATGAAATAGGAAGTAAGTTTGGAATTTCTTACGCCCATGTTTGGGGTGTTCTTCATGGGAAGGTTGGCGAATATGCAATTTAAACCCGAGCCTCTATTTAGCGTAATTATTCCCGTTTACGATATTCCCAAGGATGTCTTGAAACGATGCTTATTGTCTGTCGAAGATCAAGACTATCCAAATATTGAAGTTATTTGTGTATTTGATGGAGAAAATGAAGAGTTGGCGAAGGTTTTTGAAGCATTCAAAGGAAACTCCAATTGGAAACGAATCGTTATTGACCATGCCGGGGCCTGTGCAGCTAGGAATGCAGGGTTTAAAGAGTCGACGGGAGAAATTGTTAGTTTCACAAACAGCGATTACATTCTAAAACCTGGCTGCATTAGAACCTGGGTGGACGCGCTACAAAACAACCCTGATTGCGGTTTTGCTTATGGACGCTACGAATATACGTCATCTGTACGCTCTATTTATCCTTCTAAGCCATTTGATGCGTGGCAATTAACAGTCGCCAACTATATCGATTGCGGTTTTCCCCTTTGGCGTCGGTACGTAGTCGATTGGGATACCAACTGTAAGAGCTTACAGGATTGGGACTTCTGGCTACGCGTTGTGGGCGCTGGCGTCAAAGGGTTTTATCTTGGGCCACTCGATTCCTCGTTCATGGCTGAACCGCCACGTCCGAAAGGGCTGTCGATGGACTCGCACGGCAATTGGGTTGAACGGGTTCACTACATCAAAGAGAAAAACGGAATACCCGAGCGGGAAATTTGTGTCGCTTCGCTAGGCGCGGCAAATCATGGCGTTGAAATCGCCAAGATGATCGGAGCTGATTTCCGGGATGACACGATTTTCAAGCCCCACGCTTACAAGGCACTCTATCTAATCGGTTGGTACATGAAACCGACTGATCAAGGCAACCAACATCCTTCCATCATGATGCACTTTGAACAGCCGGGTGTTAAAAAGATCGTGCATTTTGTGGGAGCTGATATTTATTGGTTTAGGAAGTTTCCCTATGAAGCCATGAAGCCTTTGGCCGGAGCCTTGCAATTAAAGGCCGATCACATCCTCTGTGAGACTGAATTAGCCCAGAAAGAACTCGCAGATTTTGGGATCAAAGCGCAGGTTGTTCCTATTCCGTCCTATAGCCAATGGGAATTAAAGCCACTGCCAGAGAAGTTCACATGTTCAGTTTTTCTGACCAATAGAAGCGACTTCGACAAGTATTGCTACGAACATACACTGTCGATCATCCGTGCGATGCCTGACGTTAAGTTCACGGCTTACGGCGATGGCGGTTGGGAAGTTGATTATCCGAATCTAAAGCATTCCAAGAATTTGCCTCGAGATAAATGGGAAGAGTACGTTTACGCAAACTCATGTTATCTCCGCTTGGTCAGACACGACACCTTGCCCTTGGCTTCAGCCGAATTCGTCATGGCTGGCCGAGATGTCGTGACCAATATCCCGCTGCCCTATCAGGAGTACATCGACACCAAAGGCAACAACGAATTAAACGAATGGGATCACTTCGGTTCAGGCCTGAATACGTATCGATGGCCAGATACCAAGAAAAAGATTATCCAACGCATTCGGGCCATTAAAGCCAAGGAAGCTGGGAATTATTCGTTAGCTTACCGAATTGACGCAGCAGGGTATTGGAACGCACTACTGAATAAAGACAAGTACATCAAAACTATCCGAGGGCTTGCCCTTGGTCAAGGAGAACAAAATGCCGACATCCAACAGCAAGATGCAGCCATCAGCAGCAACGGACAGCCCATTGGGAGCGCCAGGCGGTAACGAACCTTACAAAACCATCCGCATGAAGAACATGGCTCAAGATGATACGAGTGATGTTAAACCTGGATCCAACGAGCCTTATGAAACCCAGCGTATGGGAAATCCTGCGATGCCGCCAGATGATCCAACCGTTCCGCAGAAGAAACCAGCACAGGGGGCCTAAATGAAACTCTCAGCCAAAATGCCCGCGCAGATGGATTCAACGTTACCTGCTAAGCGTGAAGCGACCATGCCGTCTGACAGTCAGCAAACGGGTGGTGGATCGATGAACCCGCCAGTTGTCGCGATTGTTCGCGATAGTAAGCCACAGGACAACGAATGGGTCAATCTTCAAGAAAAAGGGCCAGAATGGGAAACAGCCGAAAAAAAGACAGGTTCTGAATGGGAATTGACTGATCGCAAGGAGGGTTCAAATGGCTGATGTTAAAGCAGATCCAGGTGCAGGAGTAGGTAAATCGGGTGTTGTCACGCCATGGGAAACCGGAAATCTTGGGAACGACGATGATTGGAACATGAAGTCCCGAGGTGCTACATCCCCAAACGACATGAACGAAAACCGCAAGAACAGCGCTGGAACAGGTGAGGAATGGGATCGTCCTTGGGAACAGAAATGCAAGCCTGCCGGGACGCTCGGTTCAATGGAAGTTGTTGACCCTAAGAGATAACGATGGATAAGCCATTAATCAGTTACGTGTTGCCAACCTACAATCGCGTAGAGTGGGTTGGGGAGTGCATGCAAAGCCTTCTGCAGCAGACTGAGAAGAACATCGAATTGGTCGTTGTCGATGATTGTTCCACTGATGGTAGTGATGAATTGCTGGATTGGTTTGCTGATAAAGACAAGCGTGTGAAGTTGATTTATAACGCAACGAATCAAGGCGCTGGGAGGTCAAGAAACATTGGGAATAATTATTCTAATGCCGATCTTATCGGTGTGTGCGATTCTGATGATGTTTATCCGGATTGTCGAACGGAAGAAACGCTCAAGTTCTTCAAAGAACACGCCAACGGCCCGATTATGATGACCGCGCCTTACGTTCGCGTGAACTACTTCGGAGCCTCAACGGAAGACTTTAACGGTGAAGCGTTCAACGAAAAGCTGTTCAAAGAGACCGGCGGAATTAATTACTTCTGCCATCCAGCCGCGGCGTACATGAAAAAAGACATTCTGGAAATAGGCGGATACAAGCCTGAGACCGATAAGGTTACAGACGACTATCAGTTAGTCCAGGACTGGATCGCAGCGGGTAAAAAGATTGGGTTTATGGCTGAGCAGTATTTATGTGGTCACAGGGTTCTTCCGAATTCAATTATGGCTAAGCAGAGAGGATTTAAGGCCGAATGGGCGCAATAGACGAGAAGAAAGCATGGATTGATGAGTATAAATCCTACCCGGACACCCATCCGGGCGGCTGGGCCAGTTTCCATGAATCTCGGGTACTCCCAATCGCCTATGAAATTCCTTTAAAGTCAAAGGTTTTGGATGTTGGGGCAAACTCTGGCGAGTTTATGAAACTGCTAATGGATAAACGGGAATGTGACGTGACGGGTGTTGACGTGAGTGACGTGGCCATCGCCAAAGCCAAAGAAAAGGGCCTAGAGGTCATAAATTGCGATGCGTCTAGCTTGCCGTTTCCTGATGCAAACTTTGATGTGGTTGTTTTGATGGAAGTATTGTCCCATTTGGTTGATCCTGAGGATGTTCTAAAGGAAATCCGCAGAGTCCTAAAGCCAGGTGGCGTTTTGATGGGTAGCGTTCCCCACGCTAACCTCGAACGGTTCATTTGGGAGGACGCCAGGAAGCATCGTCGCTACTACGAAGAGCCTGGCCTTCGTGACGATCTAGAGCAGCTTTTCCCCTGGTGTTATATCCGCACCTTAACCGGCGGCCAGTTTGCCGTTTCATTTGCCAACTCTTTCTTAGCCGATAAACCAGCCGAGATGCTGTTCAAGTGTGGCGGCGATGAAACGATGGACTGGGAAGCTGAACAGAGAGAAGATAAGACCCTTCGCGTTTGGTTTGGCCCTACGCAGTTGGCCGGGACCGTTTACTACCGGATGCTCGGGTTTGCCGAGAAGATGAACCAACTCGGTTTGATTCAAGCGGGGTACGAACATGCTCCCTGGAACCAGATTGACGACCGAACGGCTGGCTGGCAGAAACGGATCAGAAACAAGGTTGTACTCAATCAACTTGAGTCGATCATGCGTGTCGGTGACTTGTCGGTCTGGCAAATCACGATCAATCGTGACGTTCTGGCTTTCCTTAGATGCGCTAAAGATCTTTCGAATGGTCCATGGTATCAAGCCACTGGAGTTAGAAAAGCATTTGTTACAGAGATCGACGACAACATCTTCGACATCCCAAGCGGTAATGTGGCCTCACATCCTTACCAACCCAACTCTGAGGCCGAGTGGATTGGCCAGAAGCAAATTGAGATATCAGACGCCTTAATCTGTTCTACACAGTTTCTCTTGGACAAGATACATAAGATGTTTCCAGAAAAACCGACCTATCTCATCCCAAATAGTATCGATTTCGATATCTGGGACATAGTGCAGCCTCTCCCTGACTTCCCCAAAAAAGAAGATGGCTGGCTACGGATTGGGTATACAGGCTGCTCGAACCACCGCAAAGACCTCGAACTTATCAAAGAGCCTCTTTCAGCCATTTTGAAGGAATTCCCAAAGGTTCAATTCTTAATGACACCTCAACCAGACCAAGACGGTTTCTTCACGGGCTGGGAGGGCATTCCAAACATGGGCATGGTGTCGAAGTGGGTGTATATCGATCAGTATCCGGCATTCCTGAAATCATGGGATCTGGATATCGGGATTGCTCCCCTTAAAGACAACGACTTCAACCGAGCTAAATCCAACTTGCGCTGGTTGGAATACAGTGCCATCCATCTGCCTACAGTAGCCAGCCGGGTGTATCCCTTTAAAAACAGTATTAAAGATGGCCAGGATGGCCTTATTTGCAACACCGCACAGCAGTGGTATGACGCTTTAAAAATGCTGATCGTTGATGCTCAGAAACGCAAAGAAATTGGGGAGGCGGCTTACACAAGGGTTAAGACCGATTTCAATTTAGAAACGGTCTCCCGAAAGTACGCTGAGATTTTAAAGGACATTCAATGCAACGTTCAGACCTTGAAAGTGAAGTCTCCCGACTCCTCGGTGATCCTTCTCAAACGCGATGGCTCCCAGCAGTTATTGACCTCCGCTTAGACGCGGCGCAGATTCAGGTTCAAAAAGAAGCAAAGGCCGTAAAAGTCACTGCGAGTTATACGCCAACAGCTAACGTCGCTGCCGTTGTCGTTAGCGACCAGATCATCGATATTCTCCGGGCAACGTTCACCCTTCCGGACGGAACAATCCGTGTCGAAGGCAGTGGCTTTTCGCCAATCAATCGCTACCAACTGGACCGCGACCGTCCCAACTGGCAAAACGAATCTCCTGGTGAACCTGTTTTGTGGTGCTGGGACGCTTCGACTCGTTCCGTTATTCTTGTTCCAGCTCCCGATGCGGCCCACGCGGCTGTTACGAATGCCCTGACTCTTCTTGAAGTTCATCAGCCTACCCCGCTATCCACTGGGACCGCGGCATCTGTTCCATTTGATTCCAATGCTTTAATGGTCCCTTTTCATCGAGCTTTGGTGTATTGGGCCGTTGCGGAATGTTTACGGGACAACCAAGACGCTGACAGCCTAAGCAAAGCGAAATATTTCCGCTCAGACAACCGACAATCACCCGGTCTCTACGAAACAGAAGTCAAAATGATTTTGTCCCTCTTTGACGTTCCCGAAGCTGTTCCTGCGCGAGTATCCTGGAAACCTTCAGGGGGTAGGGTCGGAAGTCCAGGCCAGCTCACCAAATCGAATCCCCTAGGATGGTCTTGAAACTCAAACATTTCATCCTAGCCGCTTCTTTACTAACAAGCTCGGTTGTTTATTCAGATCAGATTACTTCTCAGGGAATTGGCCCCTTTGGCGGCCTGAACACCAGCCAAGCCCAGGAAGCTCTCCCAGCCCAGCAATCCCCTGACCTATTAAATGTTGATGTCGGCAATGGCGGAACATCGGTTAAGAAACGTCAAGGTTACGGATTAGATGTAACGCTCAATTTCTCTACTGGGCCAGTCCACAATCTCTATAAATTCTTTGATTCAAGCGGCAATGAAGTCCGACTAGCGTTTAACGACGTAAAGGTGAACTCCAGCGTCAATGGCGCTGCCTGGTCAGTCATCCTGACCACAGGTGTTACCAGTGGCGCAACTTGGGACTGTACTGACTATCTGGGGTTTGCTTACTGTGTAAGCTCCGCCTTTGATTGCCCGATTAAGACCAACGGAACAAGCGCAGGAACGACGGGTGTTTGTGGAACCAATGGTGTACCTCAAGGTAGTCTCATTTCAAACACGGGTGATCGCCTGTTGGTCGGAGCGACTTCGGCCAACCCTAGCCGTCTCTACTACTCCCAATCAGCCGTCGTAACCAACTTCGCGCTTGGGGTACAACCCTCAGACAGCAGTTTTGAAGACATTGTGGCTCCAGGCTCAAAATTGACGCATCTGGCCTATCGTTTTGGACGATGGCTCTGGTGGAAAGATCAGAGCTTTGGGTTTATTGTTGGGACAAGTCAATTTGATTTACAGATCATTACGGTGTCCAACACGATTGGGACTCTCGACAATACCGACGTTTTCGATGGGAATTACGTCTATTTTCGGGGTTCTGACGCCCAAATCTATACCTACGATGGCTCTAACCTAAGCCGAGCCATTTCGACCGACATAGGACCCACCCTAAAAACAGCCAATAGACGAAAGGCCAATTTTTGGACTCAAACAAGCCAAAGCGATTTTACGGCGGGTGGTTCTAATCCAACTGGAACAATTTCATTAACAAGTATTCCGGGTGCTGTAACAACGAGCACTAATACAACGACGGATTCATCTAGTGCTAATTTTGGGGCGGGAACTGTCTTTGGAACAGGAATTGATACTTATACGGTAGTTGGAGCACTTACCTTGCATTCGTACTTGGCAGATAATTTCACTAATTTTAACAATTGGACTTCAGAAAATGATGGGGTTTATACGACAGGAACGATGTCTGCGAGTGGCGGCAAGATGTTGTGTTCGACTGGAGCATGCCAAGCCGTAAGCACACAAACGATAAACGGTGACTTTGTTATGCAATACACAGTCGCTTCTCCCGCTGGCGGCTATAACTTTGAAGTTGCATTTTTAAACAATTCTTTGCAAGGGTATGGTGTTTATGTTACTCGCAATGGTGGTACAAGCCAACCAATAGCGAGAAAGTATTCGAATTTTAACGATCATTCGGCTGGTTTAACTTTGTTATGTACCGGGTCAACAGCCATATCTAGTGGTGATGTAATCACCATGACAAGAATTGCCGCAACAAGTACATTCAATATTTATCGAAATTCTGTCTTAGCTTGCACGACGACAGATTCAACTTACACCAGTTTTACGAATATTCGCGCCTTCTATTCATCTAATGACACGCAAGGTTCATTTGATGACATTTATGATACAGCGGGAAAAGGTTATTTTAATTCTCAGCTAAAAGATACTTCC